CGACTTACCACCACCAGGATTACCAAACACAAGTACTAAATCACCTTTACCATAACCACCTTGTGTCAATTCATTAAATGTACCCCAAGGAAATGGTATTGTGTTTCTATCATCTTCACGATATCTAGTTTCAATATCAATATTATAATCTAATCCTACAGTTTTATCCTCACCCGCTCTAACTGCTTTACCAATTAACTGAAGAATACTATCAAAATCATTCATTTCAAGTAACTGAACTGAATTAAGGATAGCTTTTTTAACTTGCTGATTGCGACAAAAATTACTAAATTCGGCTTCAACCCATTCTAAATCAGATTGATCAGCCATTTTATAGGCTTCTTTAAGTGATTCTACAATTGATATTTTTAATACTTCATTATCAATCTTTTTTGTCTCAATAGACATTGTTTCTACAGTAGGTGTAGTGTGGTATTCTCCAAAATATTTTTGAATATATTCTACAACCCATTTATGAGCAGATGATTCAAAATATTCTGAATCAAGGGAATCTATAATGTTAATAAGAAACTGTCTTTGTGTAAGTAAAGCACCTAGTACTTTAACTTGAAAAACAGGTCCATATTGGTTTAATTTTTGTAATGTTGTCATAACCTAAATTTATTTAAAAGAATTCGGATAACCAAATAATTGAGTTAACCAAGATTGTGTATTAGGAATACTTTCTCCTAATTTATCATTGTGATATAACTGCAAAAATATAGGTATATTTAATTCATATGAATTAGTAAATGCTTCTTTAACTAATTGTTTATTCTCTGGTGATAAAAATTCTCCATTCAAAGACATCAATTGTTGATTAACAAATAATTGTTGTCTTCTTTCTACAACTGAAAGATATAATTTATTCTCATTTATTAATTCAGCTGATTTCTCTATAATACTTTCTAAAGTGACTCTATTATTGCCTGTTAATTCTGGGAATAGTTTAATTAGTTTTTTAGGGCCTAGTCCACTTATTCCAGGAACATTATCAGATGAGTCACCCATTAATATTTTATAGTTGAGGAAATTAGTGCTTGTAACATTAAATTCTTCAAATACATCTTTTGGTTTGTATATCTTCTTTTTAGTTGGAGAATATATTTCTACCTTATCAGTTACTAATTGTAGGAAGTCTTTATCAGCAGACATGATAGTTACTTTTTGAGTTCCTTCATGTACTTCAAATTTATTAGCTAAGTAGCCTATAATATCATCTGCTTCTAACCCATCTACACTTATAACTGAAACAGGAAGACATTTTAAGTATTGAATCAAACGTTCCATTTGATTGTTAATACTTTCTGATTCTTCCTCTTTAGATTGAAATATAGAATAATTAGTAATGCGATTAGCATTACGATTAGCTTTATAACCAGGAAATAAATTTCGTCTTGCGTTTGACCCACCAACACCATCAAATACTACAACTACCTTAGTTGGATCTACCATTCGAATAGCATAACCAATTGATTTTAAAAACCCGGTGAGCCCACCAATGTGGTGCCCATCCGGATTTATATGGTTAATCATGGTAAAATTCCTTAGGAAGGCATTTAACCCATCTATGATTAAAATTGAACTAAGTTCTTTGCGAATATCTGGTTGTATGTTGACGAGTAAATCTGTGTATTTACTCTTCGACATCTACTAAATCGCTTATATCTTTTACGTTTTCAGTCATTTCATCTTCTTCAACAACATCAAAATCAGATGATCCAAGAATCTGGAGCCATTCACTTGAATGTTCTTTCTTATAAGTATCAATTGCTTTTTTATCGTCTTCGATAAATCCATGAACTGTCATTACTGTTGTACCTTTAGTTTGTACACCTGTAATATGATTTTTATCTACTGAAATTTTAGTACGTTTAGCGAACTCAACGTCTTTACCATTTTTAGTTGCTTTGATTTTACTTGTACCACTATTAGTTACATTACCAAATGTTACTACAAGTGAGGAATCAAAAAACATTGTATCACCACCTTTATTTTTCAACTTAGGCATTTCCATTGGTACTGATGGTTTTGCAACCCATACCTTGTTAACTGCTACAAATGTATTTGTATATGGTTGATTTTCTTTACGTGACAATACAATTTTCTGATTGATAAAGTTACCAAACTGTTGAGACATTGCTCCTGCATTCCATTCGTTGTTATTCTTTTGTGACTCAACAGACAAACGACATGGTACTGAACCTACTGAATCCCAAAGGAAGCACAAATCAAATGGTAATTTACCTTTTGCTTGTTCGTTAAGTAGATCAGCCATAAATGCTGCTACATCTTCAATTGTGTTTAGTGATCCTCTATCAACATAGATAAAGAAACCTTTATAATCGATAATTTCACCTGTTTCAGGATCAGCTACTGGTTGGATTTCAAATCCCATTTGTACGGCATGCTCCCAATTCCACTTCATCTCAGTAACAATAAAAACAGGCAATACACCCATTTTTTGTGCTGCTACTGCTGCTTCAAGCATTGCAGTTGTTTTACCTGTATCCGAGTGACCACGTAACAAAGTTATGTGGCCCATCGGAATACCAGGAATAGACAATACGTCTTGAAAGGCTTTAGACAGTGGAATCCATTTTTGCGGTTTAAATTTAACCGATTGATCTAAGAACTTAGATTTCTTAAAGGCATCTATATCGAACGACTTTTTAAGTGATTCCGATACTACTGATGTTAAACTGTCTTTACTTTTAGCCATTATTAGTCGTTAAAAAGGTCATTAAATTTATCTGCATTGCTTGTTTTACCAGCATTGTTTTCCAAAGCATAAGCTGGAGTAACTGGTTTGTTAATTTCAGCGATGAAATCATCCTCTTCATCCTTAGATGCGATTGGAGTTTCGGTTGCAGCTGCTTCCTCTTCGGGATTCAACCATTTAGCCAGGATGTCTTTAAGTGCATCATAAGTATACTTACGATTAATAGACAAAATGTCAGGTTGTTCATCAAGTACCTTTTCAACCAACGCAGCATCTTCAGAGATGGGGGTTGGTTTTACTTTAGGACGAAGAGTACATTTAATACCTTTTCTACCAGCAACTACATCTTCAGTTGCTTCAACTGTAAAGTCACGACCATCAGTGATGTCTGTAAAATCACCATAATCATCGTCAGCGGCAATGCCAAGAAGTTGATCGTGTGTTAACTTACCAAATTCCCACAAACGAGCACCCATATGCTCTTCACCACGCACAATTACAGCAGCAAAAAAACGAGACTTAGGGGAGATTTTATTTGCCAATTGCCAATCTTCCTTATCAGATGATTTGCGGAGTTGCTTTGCAAAGTCAACAATTGGATCTGCTTCTTCCCAATTAGTCAAAGATAAAATTGGTCCTTTAGCGAACCCATAATGGAATTGTACTTCGCGAATTGGCCACGCCTTGTCAAATTTAGAAGGCAGGATGCGAATTTGATGTTTACCTGGTTTTGGTTTCCAGAAAATTTTTGTGTAGTCAATTTTTTCACGTTGTTGCCCTTTATTTTGAGCAGCGGCTAACTTCTGCTTCACAAGATTTAAATCCATAACTGTTTTATTTAGAATTAAATATAAGAACCTTTATCTAGACCACCAAACTAAGAGATAGTCAAACTAAAATTTCCTGTCCCTCTTAAATAATATGTTGTACCAGTTATTGTTGAAACAGGAGTAAAGGTGAATGTAGATGATCCTGGAGGGATAATAAGAGAAAATACATTTGATGAGGTAATAAATCCAGAAAGCATTGAAGCTGAAATATTAAATGACCCTGAAGATACAATAGTGGAAGCAGTAGTGTAAAATCCGTTTGCATTTCTTATTGCTTCTAAGGTAAAATATGAAGATTCACCAGCATTAGTAAAGGCAAATGTTTTAGTGCCTGATAGATTTTCACCTAATGTTCCTTGTCCGTATAGCTGTGCTGCGGTATATGTTGCCATTATTTACTTAGATCTATAATTTTATGAATAGCTGTATCTAAACGGCGTAATTCGGGACCTGTATTAAGTAATATACAATTTTTATAGTCAGCCCAATTAATAATAAATCTAGTATCTAACATACCGTTATTTAATTGTCTAATTAGTGCATTTAATGCATTAATTGTATATAATGTATTTGATTCTTTTTTACGATGCAACAATATAGTGTTAGGTAATGGAGTATCTGCAGTATTACCCATATCGATATTATATGTGCACATTAATTCTTTGCTTTGAGGTGACTCAAGTACAAATATTTTATTGTACAATATTGTATATCGACGGTTT